GTACGCATATTTTCAACTGCCCTAGATTCTAGCCAAGTAACCCAACTTTACAACGAAAAACCTGAAGTAGATACATCTAACTTTAAAGCGGTGTTGTATAAAGGAAATGGTGCTACAAGATATATTTCTAGTGTAGGATTTGAGCCTAGTTTAACTTGGTTTAAAGCTAGAACAGTTGCGAATTATGATAATGGGTTATTTGACGTTTTAAGAGGAGATGGCGAAAACTATATTAGTTCAAACCTTAGTTCAGAAGAACGAATACCATCTTCAATTTCCAATTATGGCTATGTAAGTTTATATGACGTAAATGGCGTTTTTCTTGGGCAAGGTGGTAATTCTAATCACCCTTGGGCAGTTAACAATAAATCAAATGTAGATTATGTAGCTTGGAATTGGAAAGGTGGTGGTTTATTAAATAGATCAGCTAGTTTTAATGGGAGTAATAGTAAAATAGACTTGCCTAATGTTCTAAGTGGGTTTACAAATACTTATTCATTTTCAATTTGGGTTAAAATAGATAATGTAAATAATTTTCCGTTTTTTGGATCTGACCCCACTTCAACTGCGGCTACAAATATTATACGATTTGCTTTACACCAAAATGGGAATTACTATTTTGATTTTGGCAATAATTCCACAGCAAGAATGTCTGCATCAACACCATCTGAATGGAGAGATAATACTTGGCATCATTTTGTATTTGTATCTACTTCTACACAAAAACTTGTTTATGTTGATGGAAGCCTTTTTAACACCATATCTTCTACAACAGCAATTAGTGGGAAAAGCAATTTAACAGTAGGTCATTATCTTACAAACTATGGAGGAGGGCTATATGACCAAGTACGCGTATTTAATAGGGGAATTAGCTCCTCAGAAGTTACGAGTCTTTATAACGAAACGTCTAGCACTATAAACACCTTACAAGTGTTGGGAGATACATCTTGTATTGCTACATATCCTTTAGGTGTTGGCGCTGGAGACGTTGGAAATACATATTCAGGAACTCCTACAAATGTAACATTTAACAACCCTGGTCATTTAACCAGGAATACCAATGGAACAATCAAAAGTGCGGTAAGTGCTAACCAAGATGCTGGATTTAGTATTGTAAAATATACAGGAAATAATAGTTCTTCGGCTACTGTGGGCCATGGGTTGACTAATGCAGAGATGATTGTTTTAAAAGACCTTACAGATGGCACTAATAACTGGAGGGTTTGGCATAAGGATTTAACTTCAGGTAATTGGCTGTATTTAAATTTAACAAATGCACAGGCAAGCGCAGCAACTGATGGAGGTTTAAGAAATGTTGACTCTAATACTTTTGGGTTTGTAAACGGAACAACAGCAGGTGTAGAGGGTGTTAATAGTAGTGCAAGTAACTATATCGCCTACTGTTGGCGCTCAGTTTCTGGATTTAGTAAAATTGGGAGTTATAGCGGTTCAGGGGCATCTGGTAAGGAGGTTGCTTTAGATTTTAGCCCTAGTTTTGTTATGATTAAAAGAATCAATGCCGCGACAGGGTGGGTAATTGTTGATAATCAGAGAGGCTCTAAGGAATTATATGCCCACGTTGCAAATGCAGAAGACACTTCTACCACTAACATTGTATTAGGAACAAATAAATTTACTTTAAATAGCACTGGTTCTTGGTATAATGCTTCAGGTGGCACTTATTTATATATGGCATTTAAATAAAATTAAATATGGCTAAAAAACGTTTTAAAGATACCGGCGTTGGGAAGTTCTTATTAGAAAAAATTCCTAACGTCGTTGGCGCAATAGCGGGTGATACACCTGTTGGGTCTGTTATACAGGCTATAATCGGCGGATCTGATATGTCAGAAGCCGATAAAAAAATTGCACTTAAAAAATTAGATATTGAGAGAGCTGAAATAGACGGCACAACAAGGCGCTGGGTTGCAGATGCAACTTCAGGGTCATGGCTTGCAGCTAACGTTAGGCCGTTAACATTGGTATTTTTAACAGTAAGTTATGTAGCTGGGTGGTATATGGGTTATCCATTAGATTCAATTACAGGCTTACTTACTATTGTTATTGGCGGCTATTTTGGTTCACGAGGGGTAGAAAAAGTTTTTGGAAACAGTAAACACAAATAATGAACGACTTAAAAATTTACGGCATAAACGTCGGAGCAGTTGCATTTTCAGCACTGCCGAACATCAACCCCACTTTGCAAACCATAGTATTGGTTATGACAATAATATACACTGGGATGAATATTTATATGAAATTAAAAGATAGAAATAAAAAATGAAATACTTTGAAGAGTCTGAGTTTAACGGTTTTGAAATGATGGATGAAAAACTTCTTTCAATGTTAGATGAATTAAGAGAAGTATATGGGTATCCTATAAAAATCACATCTGACTACAGAAGCCCTGAGCACCCTATAGAGGCTGCAAAAAAACAACCAGGCGAGCACGCGTATGGTGCGGCTGTAGATATTGAAAGTGTGGGAGGCGAAAAAACATTTAGATTAGTAAAAGCAGCAATTGAAGTTGGGTTTACTAGAATAGGTATTAGCAGAAAAAGAGGATTTATGCATCTAGGTATTGGCTATTCCGGTGCGCCTGATACAACAATTTGGACATATTAAAATGAAATTAATTAGAAAAATATCAATTGGCCAAGATTATAAGAATGAAGCAATGCATTATTCTGTTGGTCAAGAAGTTTACGGTGGTCATACAATATCTGACATACTAGAAGAAGAGGGCGCTTATAAAATATTTATTAAAAAAAATGATGAAATACTTCCATGGAAACATTTTAATAAAAACATGGCAGTGTCTGTTGAATTTAATTTGGACTATTAATGAGGTCAGTTTTTAATTTTATTATTGAATCAAATAAAAGATATAACAACTCTAAAGAAATAGAAGGCAAAGAATTAATACTTAATACTGAAATTTCTGAAAGAGACTATATGTATACTAACCGTATGGGTCTAGTTAAAGCAATTCCGGCTATGTTTAAAACTCCTATTAAACCTGGCGATAGCGTAATACTGCATCATAATGTTTTTAGAAGATGGATTGATATACGTGGGAAAGAAAAAGATTCGTCCAGCCTTATACAGGAAAATGACTATATGGTTGCTCCAGATCAAATATATGCTTATAAAAGAAATGTAGAATGGAAATGCTTAGACGAATATTGTTTTGTAAAACCTATTAAAGATGATTCAAAATGGAGTGTTTTAGGGGAGCAAAAACTATTAGGTGAGCTTGTGTATAGCAACAAGTATTTGAACTCGTTAGGATTGTCCGTAGGAGACGTAGTGGGATTTACACCTGATTCAGAATACGAATTTAATGTAGACAATCAAAAATTATATAGAGTTTTATCAAATCAAGTTACAGTAAAATATGGATCGAAGGAAAAAAGTAATTGAAGCATCAGAAATTGCTTTAATTGAACTTGACAAAGTTATAAGGCAAAAAATAAATTTAGTTGAATTAGAACCTGAGAAAGCAAAAATAGCAGCACAAGCAAAATGGGTTGCAATAGAAGACTCATTTAAAATTATAGAAAAAATAGAAGAGCTTTCGGAAAACAAAAAGCAAAATAAAGAGTCTGTAAAATTTTTAGGCGTAGAAGATAGAATAAAATAATGTATAAACAATCTCTCTATAACATAATTGTAGACCACATAGATACTAAAGAAACAAAAAGAAACAACAAGTATAAAAAATACGAATATGGTTATAACGCTGATTTAGACTGCGTTGTAATTAGTAAAAACGGTACAATAGGTGAGATATATGAAATTCAAGGTCTTAAGATAGCAATACCTAAAACTCCTGATAAAATAGATGGTGATCATTTAAAAAAAGAAAACCAAATATTTACTAGAAGGAATAGACCTGAATCATTAAACAAAATTAAAACAGTACATGAGTTTAAGAATCATCCAGAACAAACTAAAGAACAGTATTATAATTATATTGATACTGAATTTAATAGGCGTAATGATGGTTACTGGTTCATGTGCAACGGTGAGCCCTGTTATGTTACAGGATCGCACTATATGTATCTCAACTGGACAAAGATTGACGTGGGGGCCCCAGAGTTCAGGCATGCTAACAGGATATTTTATTATTTTTGGGAGGCGTGTAAAGCGGATTACAGATGTTACGGTATGTGCTACCTCAAAAATAGACGGTCTGGGTTTAGCTTCATGGCATCATCAGAAACTGTTAACATGGCTACAACATCAAGAGACTCGAGATTTGGCATACTATCCAAGACCGGTTCTGACGCTAAAAAAATGTTCACCGATAAAGTTGTACCAATATCGACCAACTATCCGTTCTTTTTCAAACCAATACAGGACGGAATGGAAAGGCCGAAAACCGAGTTATCCTACAAGGTTCCGTCAAGAAGATTAACAAGAAATTCTTTTAAAGAGTCCGATGATGAACTTTTAGGTCAAGGTCTTGATACAACTATTGATTGGAAAAATACTGGTGATAACAGTTATGATGGTGAAAAGCTAATACTATTAGTGCATGACGAATCTGGTAAATGGGAAAGACCTGATAATATACTAAATAACTGGCGAGTAACTAAAACCTGCTTAAGGCTAGGAGCTAGAGTAGTTGGAAAATGCTTGATGGGGTCAACTTCAAATTCTTTAGATAAAGGGGGTGATAATTTTAAAAAATTATATTATGACTCAGATGTTACAGAAAGAAATAAAAATGGCCAGACTGCAAGTGGACTATACTCTTTGTTCATACCTATGGAATGGGGCTACGAAGGATTCATTGATGTGTATGGATACCCTGTGTTCGATACACCACAAAATCCGGTTAAAGGAATTGAAGGAAGCCTCATTACCACGGGAGTCATTGAGCATTGGGAAAATGAAGTTGAAGGTCTTAAAAACGACGCTGACGCATTAAATGAATATTATAGACAATTTCCAAGATCTGAAAAACACGCTTTTAGAGATGAAACTTTAAACTCATTATTTAATCTTACTAAAATATACGAACAAATAGATTATAATGAAGAAATGGCAATGAAAGGCTATGTCGTTAAAGGTAGTTTTTCTTGGAAAAATGGAATTAAAGATACTGAAGTTATTTGGACACCAAATAGAAACGGAAGATTTTTGTTAAGTTGGGTTCCAAAAGAACATATAAGAAATAATGTAGTTGAAAAAAAGGGAATAAAATATCCGGGAAATGAAGGCTTCGGATATTTTGGATGTGACTCATACGATATATCAGGTACAGTTGGTGGTCGTGGTTCAAATGGAGCGTTGCATGGGCTTACTACATTTTCAATGAACTCCGATTTCCCCTCAAGTAAATTTTTTTTAGAATACATTGCAAGGCCCCAAACAGCTGAAATATTTTTTGAAGATGTTTTAATGGCTTGCGTTTTTTATGGTATGTCCATACTAGCTGAAAATAATAAGCCAAGATTATTATATCATTTTAAAAGGAGAGGTTATAGAGGATACTCTATGAACCGCCCGGATAAACTTATAGGCAATTTATCAAAAACAGAATTTGAGCTAGGGGGTATACCTAATACTTCTGAGGATATAAGACAAGCCCACGCGGCTGCAATAGAATCTTATATAGAAGAAAACGTCGGTATTTTAGGTGAAAATTACGGAAATATGTATTTTCAAAGAACATTAGAAGATTGGGCTAAGTTTGATATATCAAAACGTACAGCTCATGATGCATCTATAAGCAGCGGTTTAGCCATAATGGCTTGTAGAAAACATTTATACAGACCAAGACAAGAAAGAACAACGAAAAAACTTAATTTTTCGTTTTCAAAATATAAAAATGAAGGCAATAAAAGCATGCTAATTAAATAAATATGGCATATACTGAAACAAATATTGAATTCCCTAGTCAAGCAGTGCTAGACATAGAGAAGCAGTCAATAGATTACGGAACAAAAGTAGCAAAGGCTATTGAGCAAGATTGGTTTAATAAAGACGGAGCATCCGGAAGATTTAATCAATCTAGAGATGAGTATCATAGGCTTAGGTTATATGCTAGAGGTGAGCAGTCTATTAATAAGTATAAAGATGAGTTTGCTATAAATGGAGACCTATCTTATTTAAATTTAGATTGGAAACCGGTACCAATAGTTCCTAAATTTGTTGACATAGTTGTTAATGGCATGCAAGATAGATTATTTTCTATAAAAGCATTTGCGCAAGATCCAATATCAACGGGAAGAAGAACTGAATTTGTTAACTCTATACAAAGAGATATAAATGCAAAGTCATTAATAGACAATATAAAAAATACATTAAATGTAGATGTTAGAAATGTTCCTGATGATGACGCTCCTCAAAATACAGAAGAGCTTGAATTGTATATGCAATTACAATATAAACAAAGTATTGAAATAGCACAAGAACAAGCAATACAAAATGTATTTTTAAGCAATAAATATGATCAAATAAAAAAACGTGTAGATTATGATATTGCTGTAATAGGTATAGGCGCTGTAAAACATTCTTTTAATAATACAGACGGAATAAAATTAGATTATGTAGACCCTGCTAATTTAGTATGGTCGTACACAGAAGATCCCAATTTCCAAGATTGTTATTATTTTGGTGAAGTTAAAAGAGTAAAAATAAATGAGCTTAAAAAGCAATTTCCAAATTTAGACGTTGAGCAATTAGAAGATTTAAGACAAAAAGGAAATTCTTATAGTTCATATTCAAACTCTATAGGTGATAGAGGGCAAGAAAAAGATAGCAACACGGTAAGTTTATTATATTTCAATTGGAAAACATTTGAAAACGACGTTTACAAAATAAAAGAAACCACCTCTGGCGGGGCGAGAGCTATACAAAAATCAGATACTTTTAATCCACCTAAAGATAAAAGAACAAGATTTCAAAGAGTGGCTCAAGCAAGAGAGGTCATTTATGAAGGAGTATATGCACTAGGTAATAATAATTTACTAAAATGGGAAAAGGCCGCTAATATGATTCGTCCTTTTTCTAATACCAACAAGGTATTAATGAATTATATTGTTTCCGCACCTAGAATATATAAAGGCAAAATAGATTCTTTAGTTTCAAAGATGACACCATATGCTGATCTAATTCAGCTAACGCATTTAAAAATGCAACAGGCTATTCAAAAGATGGTTCCTTCTGGTGTTTATTTAGACGCAGACGGGCTTTCAGAAATTGATTTAGGCAATGGCACAAGTTACAATCCGCAGGAAGCTTTGAATATGTATTTTCAGACTGGTTCTATTATAGGTAGATCTTTAAATACAGAAGGCGATATTAATCCTGGTAAAGTTCCAATTCAAGAACTCCCAGGGGGAGGCGGGAATCAAGTGCAAGTTCTTATAGGCGCATATAACCAGTATTTACAAATGATACGT